CTCCATTAGGAAAAATTGCTAAAGAACTTATAGGTGAAGGCGCAGGGTTAGGGGTTAGTTCTCGCGGACTCGGCACACTCAAAGAAACGAACGGTGTTAATGTAGTACAAGATGACTTTATGCTTGCAACTGCCGCAGATATTGTAGCAGATCCTTCAGCACCAGATGCTTATGTGTCTGGGATTATGGAAAACAGGGAATGGGTTTTCATGAAAGGTGTCTGGCAAGAAAGAGAAATAGAAGAAACACAAAATTTCATTCGTAAGGCTAGCTCTAAAGATTTGGCAGAAGCCAAGATTCAGGCTTTTCAGACCTTTATGGATAAGCTGTCTGGAATTTAAAATTTGTATAAATATATTAGTAAATAGTAGATGATAATAAATTAACCGAAAGGAGATAAAACAATGGGTGTAGAGTCAAAAATCAGAGAGCTTATGGAGGGTTCAGCGAATCGTCCCAAAGACAAGCTCACTGCTCGTGACAGCACTAGCCCTACTCAAGGTGATTCCAATCCAAATCCTGAAGAACAGGATCTTAGCGGTTCTGCAAATGCAGAAGGTGGATTGACTTCAACAGTGGGTAAGGCAGCAGCTGCTAAAGCAAGCAAAGACGGTACTCTTCCTAAAGGCAACGGCGCTAAAACAGCTCCTGCGAACTTTTCTAATGACAAGCCAAGCGAAACTGATGTTATGAAAAAGGCTTCTGCCGGAAACGTACATCGAGAAGAAACTGATGCTGAAACAGAAGATGAGATTCTTGCAGAAGATGAAGCTGTTGATGAAGTAGTAGATGAGATCACAGAAGAAGATTTTGTAGAGGAAGATGTTGCAATTGAAGAAGATATCCTCTATGAAGCAGATCTTGCGGCTCTTTTTGAAAGTGATGAAAATCTTTCCGAAGAATTTAAAACTAAAGCAGCAGAAATTTTTGAAGCTGTTATTACTTCTCGTGTAGCAAGCGAAGTTGATGCCATTGAGTCGGATTTGACTGAACAGGCTAATGATGCTTATGACACTGAAGTAGAACAACTAGTTGAGAATGTAGACAAATACCTCAACTATGTAACAGAAACCTGGATGCAAGAAAACGAAATGGCGATTGAAAACGGTCTCCGCAATGAAATTACCGAATCTTTCATTAAAGGGTTACAACAAGTATTCACTGAACATTACATTGAAGTTCCTGAAGAAAAGTACGATGTGCTTACTCAGATGCAGACTCAGATTGATGAGTTAAACACTTCTTTGGATGAGCAGACCCAACAAAATATTGACTTGGCTGAAGAATCAGTCTCTTTGAAAAAGCATAAACTTTTTGTTGAAATTTCAGAAGACTTAGCGTCTACTGATGCTGAAAAGTTTGCTACTCTTGTAGAAGATATAACATATACAAGCGCAGAGTCATATAAAAATAAATTGCGAGTAGTTAAAGAAAATTACTTCAAACAAGACATTACTGAGTCTACTGATGTATTAGATGATTCGGTTGATGAACAAGCGTTTGCTGGTACTGGTGTAATGAGTAAGTATGCCACAGCAATTACTAAATCAAGCAAATTTTAATACCAAAATTAATTTTTTTATAAATAATAATAAGTTAAATATAAAGTAATATCAAACCAAGGAGACATTTAATGTTTTTATCAGAACAGATTGAGAAAAAATGGGAGCCTGTGTTGTTGCATGAAGACCTGCCAGCAATTGCAGATCCTTATCGCCGAGCAGTCACTGCTGTGGTTCTCGAAAACCAAGAAAAAGCAATGCGCGAAGAGCGTTCGGCTCTTTTTGAAACAGTAAACACTAATAGTTCAGCTAATGCTGGTGTTGACGATTATGATCCTATTCTAATCAGTCTGGTAAGACGATCTCTTCCAAACTTGATGGCTTATGACGTAGCCGGTGTTCAACCAATGACTGGTCCTACTGGACTTATCTTTGCAATGAAGAGCCATTACAGCGCAATGGACGGTACTGAAGCATTGTTCAACGAAGCTGATACTGATTTTTCAGGTACTACTCCGACTCACGCCGGTACTAACCCAGTTGACGGGGCTTATGACACCGGTCTAGGTATGTCTACTGCTGCTGCAGAAGCAAAAGGCGATAGCGCAACTAACGATATCGGCGAAATGGCTTTCAGTATTGAGAAGACCACTGTAACTGCTAAGTCACGTGCTCTTAAAGCTGAATACACTGTTGAATTGGCACAGGATCTGAAAGCGATTCATGGCCTGGATGCAGAAAGCGAACTTTCCAACATTCTTTCACAAGAAATTCTTGCTGAAATTAACCGTGAAGTTATTCGTACAATTTACAAAGTCGCTAAGCCTGGTGCTGCTTCTACAGCAACTGCTGGTACTTTCGACCTTGACGTTGATTCAAATGGACGTTGGTCTGTTGAGCGTTTTAAAGGCTTGTTGTTCAACATTGAACGCGATGCTAACGTAATTGCACAAGATACTCGTAGAGGCAAAGGCAACTTCATCATCTGTTCATCAGATGTTGCAAGCGCTCTAGCAATGGCGGGTGTACTTGATTACAACCCAGCTCTTCAAACTAACCTAAATGTTGATGACACTGGTAACACTTTCGCAGGTGTACTTAACGGTCGTTACAGAGTATATGTTGATCCATATAGTGCTAACACTGGTTCTGCTAGTCAGTTCTATGTTGCTGGTTATAAAGGCACAAGTGCTTATGATGCAGGTCTTTTCTACTGCCCATACGTACCTCTCCAGATGGTTCGTGCGATTGATCCAGGTACATTCCAACCTAAGATCGGTTTCAAGACTCGTTACGGCATGATTGCTAACCCATACGTTACTCAAGCTGGCGGCGCAACTGACGGTGATACATTCACTGCAAATCGCAACCAGTACTACAGACGTGTAAAAGTAGCTAATCTTATGTAGTATTGCCAAATAAAAAGAATACTTGATAAAGTATCATTTTTTACAGGGGCTATTCGTAGCCCCTTTTTTTGCCTAGAATTCCTCGTATAGGTTGTGTGTAATTTTCTCTATTATTTACACACATTTAATTAATATGTATAAATTTCTTCATTTTCTACTCATTTAAATTGTTATAAATAGTACTACAATTAATTCACAGGAGGTTGAAATGAAATATTTGCTTTTGATGTTATTCCCATTCGTTGCATTCGGTGCAGCAGCCCAAACCCCGACTTACAGTGAAGACGTAGCAGCAATTATTAATGAAAACTGCGTAGTATGTCATCGTGAAGGTGGCATCGGACCCATGAGTTTTGAAACTTATGAACAGGTTAGACCTTGGGCACCATTAATATCACTTAAAGTGATGAAACGAGAAATGCCTCCATATGCATACGATCATGGCATTGGCATTCAAGATCTACAAGGTGACTGGCGGTTATCTCAGGAAGAGATAGATAAAGTTGTAGAGTGGGTGGATACTGGATCACTATACGGAAATCAAGACACCATAGTGCAGGTACCGCAACTAAGAGACCCAGAAGCATGGAATTTTGAAGCAGACTTTGGCGCACCTGATGCAATCATTGCTTCGACTCCAATAGACATCCCTGCAAGCGGCAATGACTTGTGGCACAAACATTTGGTTCCAACAGGATTATCTGAAGACCGGTGTATTAAAGCAGTTCAAGTTAAACCACGCGGCAATGCCAAGTCGGTTGTTCATCACGCAAATTCTTCTATTATCACCTCAGAAGGTCGTGAAGGTATGCTCACAGAGTATGCTATGGGAAAGTGGGGAGAGATAGTACCAGAAGGAGTATGTCGTACTATCCCAGCAAATGCAGAAGTGTCTTGGGATATTCACATGTTCCCAGGTGGTCTTGGAGCAATGGCACCCGGATCAGTTATCAAAGACAACGTGGTAGAAATTGGTCTTTGGTTATACAGCGAAAAGGAAAGCCAAGAATTGAAATTCAAACAAGATTTAGCTTTGTATCGCCTAGGAGATCAAGCAGATATTACTATCCCACCAAACGGGTACTACATGACACAAGGATTTCACAGTTTTGATCACCCTGTAAGGCTAGATAGTTTTCAACCTCATGGACATCTGAGAATGAATGCTGCGAGTTTAGAAATATTCTACCCAGAAACAGGGCGTACAGAACAAATTAGCCAAGTATCAAACTGGAGTGCAACATGGCATCACAGCCATCTGTATGAACCTAATGTAGCACCACTAATTCCAGCGGGTGCAATTATTGTACTAAAACAATGGTACGATAATACTTCTGACAACCCTAACAACCCTGATTCAGATATGTGGGTAATGGGTGGAAGTAGAACAGGTGATGAAATGACACATGCCTGGTTAGGGATTTCACACTTCCCAGGTGCAGAAGGGAATGAAATTTTTAACAGTATGGTTGCAGATAGAGAAATCGCTTCGAGCGGTATGGTGGCAGGCAATGATTAGATATACCTTGATTGGGTTAGTATTTACTTTAGTGATGTTGACAAGTAGTATCGCGCAATCTCAAACAGTATCAATCGATTACACTGACAATGTAGCACCTATATTTGTAGAGCAGTGTCAATCGTGTCACAGAGAAGGTGGTATTGCACCGTTTGCAATGAGTAACTACCAAGTAGTCCAAGGATTTGCTCCGGTAATCAAACAAGCTATTTTATCAAAAAAAATGCCACCGGGACAAATTGATCGCAAGTACGCAAAAGATATTGTAAATCATAGAACGCTAACTGATTTAGAGATGGATACTATTGTAGCATGGATTGATGCTGGTGCTCCTGTAGATGGTGATAGAGACCCACTGACAGAAACAGTGTGGTCTACGTCTGAGTGGGTACATGGTGAGCCTGATTTGATTATTGAAGTGCCACCGCAGGAAATTCCAGCAGGCCCTTCAGCAATACCATATAGATACACACAAGTAGATTTGGGGTTGACTGAAGACAAATGGTTGCGTGGGTCAGAATATCTTCCTTCAGAAAGTACTGTCATGCACCACATGTTAAACTCAATCTCGGTTGCTGATGAAAATAATTTTAATATTCTAGGTACCTCAGGTGGTGGTCAAGAAGAAATGAATTATGCTTCGATCAGCGCATATGTACCCGGCGGAGATCCTGAGTTTTATGATGAAAATACTGGTGGGTTGATAAGGGCTGGTTCAGTTGTAAATCTACAGTTACATTACACACCAGACGGTGTGGCAAGAACAGATAACGCAAGGATTGGTTTATACTTTCATGATGAAGGTGTAATACCAGAAGAAAGAATGGCGGGTGATTGTGCATGTATATTTCCAGATAAATGGACAGCAATACCCCCATACGATCCTAATTTTATTCAGACAGCCGAAGTATTATTGAAGAACGATGTTAACTTGCACACATTCTTACCGCACATGCATTTTCGTGGTAAGAGTATGAAAGCAACTGCATACTATCCAGATGGTACTGTAGAAGAACTAATTGATGTTCCTGTGTATGATTATGCTTGGCAACTATCATATACTTGGAGGGAACCAAAATACTTGCCTGAAGGAACTCGTTTGTTTGTAGAAGGTGCTTTTGATAACTCGGAAGAAAATTTGATGAATCCCGATCCGAGTAGGTTAGTACCTTGGGGACAGATGTCAGAAGATGAAATGTTCTTTGGAGCATTTACTTGGAAAGAAATTTAGTATAAAGACAGTATTCCTTAAAAATCTTAGAGTTATAAGTATAGGTGTGTGTGTATATCCTACACACTTTATTTAACCCCCTATAGCTCATGAGGCAAGGAAAAAAAATGTCCGACGAAATCTTATGTATTTTTTGTGAAGCTACAAAAACTGCACTGTTATCTTGTATTGCGGTATCTATACCGTTGTTTATTGTTATTGTAAATGTAGGCCCTATACTTTAAAGTATTATAAATAGTAGCACTATATAAAAGGTACTACTATGGCATACACTCCGACTCCAAGCATACTAGAAACTACATGGGATGATGGGAACCCAACAGAATTAGATTATTTGAAACCTAATGGTTTTAGATTTGTAGTTCACAATCTTCCCAATGTCTCATTTTTCTGTCAATCAGTAAATATTCCAGACATTCAGTTAGGTGAAGTGTCAGTAGCCACCCCGCTACACGACTTATTTACACCTGGAGAAAAAGTTCGGTTTGGTGATCTCAATATTCGTTTTCTGATACAAGAAAATATGGCAAACTATCGTGAGCTGTATAACTGGATGTTGGCGCTAGGTAATCCTGAGAATTCAGAGCAATATACAAGTTTCATTGAATCTCAAGCATATCGGTTCCCAAACACTCCTAAAAATAAACTCGCTGATAAAGTTTCTGTTAGTGATGCCACACTCATTGTGTTAGACTCAAACAACAACCCTGTAATTGACATTCAGTTCCAAGACATGTTTCCAGTTGCTATAAGCGGTTTAGATTTTGATGTTAGTTCTGGCGATACTGAGTATTTTCAAGGGGTAGCGTCTTTTAGATATAGGCAGTATCTAATTGGATCAGTTTAATATGGTATAAATAGTAGTATAAGTGTGAAAGGATTAATATATTATGATTACATTAGATGAATTGCAGTCATCTTGGCATAAAGACTGTAAAATTGACGAATTGAACTTAGGACATGAATCTACTAAAACTCCTGAGCTACACTCAAAATACCTCAATTATTTAACAACCTTCAAATTACAACTAAGAAAATACGAGTCTCAGAAACTAACGATGCGCCGATTGAAGTGGAGATACTTCCGAGGTGAATTGACAAAAGAAGAACTTGACGAACTTGGTTGGGAACAATATCTAGGGAACTCCCCACTCAATAATCAAATGGCTGACTTTTTAGATAGTGATCCTAACATAATAAAATTAGATGATAAAGTAGAATATATTAAAACCTGCGCTTATCAATGTGAAACTATTATGAAGTCTTTGAACAGTAGAACATGGGATATAAAAAACAGTATAGA